GCCGGGAGCGAAAATGGCTCTTATTTATTTCTTTTATAGATTTTCACAATCTCCTGATTCTTTACCAAAATAATTATATCAACAAATGCCGTATTTCTTGAGCTATAAATTCCTTGTATCTGTTGCTCTATCTCATCCATGCTTAGTGCAGTTTTGTCAGCACATATAACAAAATTATTTGCTTGTTTCTTTTTCGATTTTACCATCCCATACAACGTATTTTTTCCATTTCCAAGGGGAGTTTTCAAATCAAATTTTATTCCATCTATCAGGTAATCCGGTGTCTGTATATTTTGAGGGAACGTTATCCTTGGAACCATCTTTATATCTTTCCCAGTTCCTTTTGCAATAATATTTGCAATTTCTTTTTCATGTTCCGAATAATCCAACAGCACTCTCTTTCCATCAACTTTGAAAGCTTCACCATTTACAAAATATTCCTGTAAATCCTCTACTTTACCAATTTTATTATCTTTCCCTATCCAAGATGCAGTTTTATCAACTGGAATCCCAAAGAAATTCTGCTCCCGTTTTTTGTCAGTATATTCTTGTATGTTTTCTGTTTTGGTCTTAAATTTTACATGTTTCCACTCCTTTTCCGCTCCATATCGTGGTTGGAAACTGTTTGACACAAAGTACGCATCACCATTAACAAACGATTTTTTCCACTCCTCAAACGTCGTATCTGCCGGCACATAGTAGGTCTTTCCATCCTCGCCACGGGCAGCACGTTCGCCCACACTGTCAAATTCATCATCAAAATAAGGGCATGTACAGCCACGGCAATTCGGATGAAATGGCGGTACGGTAACACCAATCTTATAATCTTTCATTTGAAAATGTTTTCCATCCATCTCTCCACATGTATCACACGTATTGCTATCTAAGGTCTCAACCACTTGGAACTCTTCCACACCAAGATCAGAAAAACATGATTCCTGTGCCTTTGCAGAAAAAGCCGCCGATTCCGTCTGAACAATCCTCGCAGCCTGTGACCTGCTCACTTTCATGTTCTTGGATATTTCCTGTATAGCTCTATCCGGTGATTCCCCTGTAATACACATTCGAGTTAAAGAATCATGCATACTGTTAATTAGTCTTGTTTTGTCCATCCAAACACGATCTGAAAAGTTACGTCCATCAACAGCCCACGGTTTATGTATAATATCACTGACTTTCTCTGAATTAAAATTCTGCATCTGCCAGCCAACACCCATACCTCGCTGTACTTCAAATGCTGTGTGATAATATCCAGATGTATAAAGATTTGTAATATGCTCATCTATGGAATCATGATAATTTCCGTACAATTTTTCAAGTTCCTGCTGTGTCTGTAACTTAAGTGCCTCCAATCTACTGATATGTACCTTTGCTGAAGCATTCTCAAGTTCTTTCATCCACTGCTGGTTGATACCGTTTTCTTCTCCATATTTAATATAATCCTGTACATCCCACTTAAACTCTTCCAGCTCATCGCTGTTGAGCAATCTCCTTGCCTCTATCATTGAAATTTTGTTATTGGATGCAAATCTCTGATACCAAGCATTAATTTTTCCGTCTAATACTTGTTCCGTACGCCGGAACTCCTGCTCGATACCCTGCATGGTCTGAACGGATGTATCATGCTGCGCTTCTTCCAACTGCTGGAAACGTTCCTGCCAATATTCACTTGTCCGCTTTTCCATGCAATCACCTCATTTCATTCCATATAAAAATGGTTGCAAATTACTTTTCAGTAACTGCAACCATTCTCTATCTTTACTACTTCATGTATAACTTTTCTGCCTTTTCTCGCGCCTCTATGGCATCCTGCAAATAATCATAATGCCCTAAGTGTATCTGTTTCCCTTTTATTTTAATGTAAGCTCTGTACTTTCCCGTTTTCTTTATTAACGAGACTCCCTTATGACCGCTTGTATTATTATCCTGTATTCCTCTATTCAAGCCCTGTAATGTCATATCTGCCCATCTACAATTACTAGGTTCATAATTTCCATCATTATCAATTCTATCAATGCTTAAATCATCGGAATAACCATTCTTTAAGGACCATTGGAAAAAACTTTCAAAATTATTTTTCCATTCATCACAAATTACAATACCTCTACCGCCATAATGCTTATACGCCCCATTTTTTTCATTATAACACCTCTGGTGCATAGCATCATAAATTCTATATATCCTGCTTTTCTTTCCTTCTTTGCATTGATTGTGCTTAGTAGCGCCATATCTATTCCTTGTGGTTATTTTTCTTCGATTATC